TATGGGGAATATCAGGATGTGGCGATCATCATCACGCACGGCTGGTTTCCAATCGTCGCGGCGACCGCGAAGGCCGAGGAGGACGGCATCCCGCTCTTCGGCTGGCAGGATGACGGCTGGCTGACCATGACGAATAGCGCCGTTACGAACCACGCCGAGATCGTGAAATGGTTCAAGGGGATGAAGCAGAAGGGCTTTCGCATCAAGCAAATCGGCTTCGACAGGAAGTTCTCGACCGAATTCTTCCGAGACGCGAAAAAGGCCGGCTTCAAGCTTGTGGACGAGCCGCAGTATTTCTGGCGCAAGTCGATGGGATTCCGGCGGATCGAGCAGAAAGCGAAGCTTGGGAAGCTCTACTACCTGCATTCCGACGCCTATGAATACTGCGTCCAGAACGTCCACGGCATAGAGAAAACCGACGACTTGATCCAATACGAGAAAATCAGCGATAACCGGCGTATTGACTTGTTCGACGCGTCGGTTTTTGCTTGCGTGCGATACCTGGAGGACACTGACCAGGCGAAGGCGGTTGAGAAGTGGGTGAAAGGTGGTGATAGTGCTTGAGCAAAAAACAACGACAGCGTGCAAGACAACCGACCGAAAGGCGAAATAGCGAAGGATTGATCGGCCTGTGGCTGCAAGGCGAAGACATTGCGCTCCCATCCGGGTATGTGCGGTTATCCGACAATCCCGAAGTCAGGATGGCAGTGGATCGGATTGCTGATATGGTTAGCAACATGACCATCCATCTCATGCGGAATGTTGAAGGCGGCCACGAGCGCGTGCAAAACGAGCTCTCGCGGAAGGTGGACATTGAACCATACAGCCTCATGACGCGAAAAACGTGGCTTTATCACATTGTGCACACCATGCTGCTCGAAGGTGATGGGAACGCCTTTGTTTTCCCGGTGTTTAGCGGAGAAGGATATCTTGAGGAGTTAATCCCGATTCCGGCGCATCGGGTGACCATTCTCCCGCCACGGCAGAACGCGATCGGACTGGCGACCGGCTATCAGGTCATGATAAACGGCCGCGTCTATAACCACGACGAAGTGCTGCACTTCAAGATCAACCCGGACCCGCAGGAGCCGTGGCGCGGCCGCGGGTATCGGCTGATCCTGAAGGATGTTGTGGCGAACCTCGCGCAGGCGGCGAAAACGAAGAACGCCTTTATGGGAGACAAATGGCGTCCGAGCGTGATCGTCATGGTTGACGCAGACACCGATAACTTGACGACCGAAGAAGGGCGAAAAGAGCTTGTGAAACGCTACATTGGGAGCGGTAATAGCGGCGAACCGTGGGTTTTACCAGAAGGCATCCTCCGAGTTGAAACGGTCAAGCCGCTCAGTTTGCAAGATATCGCAATCCACGAGAGCGTTCAGATCGACAAGCGAACGGTAGCGGCCATGCTCGGCGTGCCGCCGTTTTTCGTGGGTGTCGGTGATTACAAGAAAGACGAAGTCAACAATTTCATCAGGACGCGGATTGCGTCTATCGGCACGATCATCGGTCAGGAGCTCACGAGCAAATTGCTGTATTCGCCGGAACTGTATTTCCGGCTCAATCCGCGATCTTTGTATGCTTACGACTTGATGGATTTGGTCACTGCTGGAGTGGCTCTCGTTGACCGAAACACTTTGCGGCGCAACGAACTCCGTGACTGGATCGGCATGAGCCCAGACCCGGAGATGAACGAATTGATTGTCCTCGAAAACTACATTCCGGCTGATCTGCTCGGCGAGCAAAACAAGCTGAAGAATATCAAAAAGGCGCTTGAAGGAGGTGATGACGGTTGAGGGATACGAGGCAGACGCGGAGCCTTAGGACCGAGCTGCAAACGCGGGCAGAAGGTGATGGCGGCGAGCTGGTGATCGAGGGCTATTTCGCGGTGTTCGGCCGCGAGACGGAGCTTTGGCCGGGTGCGCACGAGGAGATCGCGCCGGGGGCGTTTTCCAACACGCTGGGTAACGACATCCGGGCGCTGATCAACCACGAGACGCGGCTGGTCCTCGGCCGGAACAAGTCCGGCACGCTCGAGCTGCGCGAGGACAGCTATGGGCTGTGGGGCCGGATCAAGATAAACCCGAACGATACGGATGCCATGAACCTCTACGAGCGCGTGAAGCGCGGGGACGTGGATCAGTGCTCGTTCGGGTTTAATATTGTCCGCGAAGACACCGAGTGGCGCGAAGACGGCTCCGTGAAATGGACGATCCGTGAGGTCGATCTGCACGAGGTCAGCGTCGTCACCTTCCCGGCCTACGAGGACACCGGGGTTGCGGCCCGCAAACAGCAGGTCAAGGAACACCGCGCCCGCCTCTTTGAGGCGCGGCGCCAAAAAATCATCGAAAGGGTGAGAAACATTGGCACTCAGGCAACTGCTGATCAGCAAGAAGATTGAGCAGCGCAAGAATGCGCTGGCGGAGCTCCTGATCCAGGAGGAAGAGCTGCAACAACGGGCAGCGGAGCTGGAGGCGGACGCCGAGGCGGCGAAGACCGATGAGGAAATCGCGGCCGTTGAGGAAGAAGTCGGAAAGCTCGAAGCCCAGAAGGGCGAGCTGGAGCAGAAGAAGTCGAAGCTGCAGGGTGAAATCGAAGCCTTGGAAGGGGAGCTGGAACAGCTCAACGCGAAGCCGCCGTCCGGCGAACAGCGTTCCGATCAAAATCAAAAACGAGGTGAATCTCAAGTGGCGAAGGAATACCACATCTCGCAAGTTCGCAAGATGCTCGAAACGGGCGAATACTTCCAACTGCCGGAAGTGCGCGAATTCTACGAAAAGTTCAAGAACCTGCGCGCTGTCGCCGGCGGCGAGCTGACCATCCCGCAGGTCATCATCAACCGCATTCTGGAAATCGTCGGGGACTATACGACGCTGTATCCTCGCGTTGACAAGATTCGGGTAAGCGGGACGGCGCGCATCCTGATTGACACGGACACCACACCGGCAACGTGGATTGAAATGTCCGGCGCGATCCCGACCGGCGACGTCGGCACGATCACCAATGTCGATTTTGACGGCTTCAAGGTTGGTAAGGTGACGTTTGTCGACAACTATCTGCTGCAAGACAGCATCATCAACCTGGATGATTACGTCGTCCGCAAGATTGCCCGGGCGATTGCGAAGGCGCTGGATCTGGCGATTCTCAAAGGTACCGGCAGCGCGAACAAGCAACCGGCAGGCATCATCCCGGCGATCCCGAGCGGCAATCAGACGACGGTCACGGCCGATGAGAAGCTGCTTGTGAATTTGCTCAAGAACGTCGCCCTGATTGACACCGGCGACGACAGCGTGGGCGAGATCGTGGCTGTCATGAAGCGGAAGACGTACTATGACCGCCTGCTGGAGTACACGATCAACGTCAACGCTCAGGGCAACGTCGTGGGCAAGTTGCCGAACCTGACGCAGCCGGACCTCTGCGGCCTGCCGGTCGTCTTTAACCAATTCATGGACGATGACAAGGTCCTTTTCGCTGTACTCGACCAGTACACGATGGTGATCCGTGAAGACATCAGCATCGACAGGTCTGAGCATGTGAAGTTCGTCGAGGACCAAATGGCGTTCCGCGGCAAAGGACGCTTCGACGGCAAGCCGGTTCGGCCGGCCGCCTTCGCGCTGGTTACAATCGAGGATCCGGTGCCGGAGGTATAATCGATGGCAAAGGCGCTGAAAGATTTTCGGTGCAAGGTCACGAAGCGCGTTTATCGTGCTGGTGACGAATACGATGGAGACCGCACGGAAGAACTGTCGCGTCTCGGTTACGTGACGGTCGAAGAAGGCGGGGGCGAACCGGAGAAGCCGAAACGCAAGCGCAAGGATAGCGGGTGATCCGCATGGACGAACAGCAAATTCTCGCGCTCGTCAAAGCGCGGCTAGGGATCACCACGGCGGTCAGGGACACTTACCTGGCCGCTATCGTTTCCGGCGTCATCGACGAGCTGACGAAGGAAAAGGGTATCGCCCTGAACGCAGACGACGCTCATCACCTGATGTTTGTCGTGGACTATGCGACATGGCGCTACCAGTCCCGAGACGAGTCCGGCGCGCTGCCGCGGCATCTCCAGTATCGGCTGCACAATCTTATCATTTCGGCAGGTGGTCCCGGTGGCGACGTATGACCACGAATTGGTGCTGATCGGCGAGACAATCGTAGAGGACGAGATCGGAAACCAGAAGCCGGTCGAGACGCGGACGACGATCCTGTGTTCGGTCAAGTCGGCTGGCCGGAACGATTTTTACAGCGGCGCCGCTGCCGGCTTGCGCCCGGAATATGTCTTCACGATCCACGCCTACGAGTACGGCGGCGAACGGATTGTCGAGTTTGAGGGAAAGCGGTACAGCGTGATCCGCACGTACCAGACCGGCA